ATGCTGTTTTACAAGAAAATTACTGCACTTTCTGGAAGTAATCCAACTGAAGCTATGCTTACGGATAATCCCTATATTGCTCCATAGGATGGGAGAGGTAGCCTCTGCCCATGTGATCGGGGCTGTCAATAGTAGCCACTCGTATTCATCACTCTAAGGGCAGACCCTGAGTGACGATCCTTGTTATCTTGTTCCTGTAAATCAGAAATAGCCTGTTGAAATCCTTGCGCCCACAAGCCAACTCTCTCATCATTCATAATAAAAGGTTCTGCTTCAAGCAATGCCCCGTAAAGATAAACATCAGGATTATCCGTAAGCATAGCTTCAGTTGGATTACTTCCAGAAAGTGCAGTAATTTTCTTGTAAAACAGCATTTCCATAGTTAACACAGAAGCGGGTAGTGGTCCCAACTGAACCTCGCCAGCTACAATGGTATAGAACTGTGGAGTTCCATCAGCACTACCTCCCCATAGCCTATCATATATCTCAGGAGTAACATACTGAAGTGGGGTTATTGGAGACGTATTGATCTGAAAGTTACGCATTTGTATGTAACTAGTAGGGAGAGCATAGTTTCTCTGAGCCGCTACTGTAGATGCTGTGTACTTAGCTTCCATCAACCGTATACGCAGGACTCTATTCATCCTCGCTTCTGCCAAAGCGATAAACTCAGGTATCCTGGCCGTCAGGTCATCCCTATCCAGCCAGTTTGCCACAGCGGTTTGTAATTCAGCGTAAGTTCCTATTGCCATGTTTTGTCTCTAGTGCAGTGCCAAATAACCGTAACGATGTCCGTAGTTGGGGATAACAGTTCCCAGTGGGAACTTTCCGCCAAATTTAAGTAACGGGCATTTCTCTGGCAAGTAAATTTCTATACCTTTTGCCTTGGCAAACCCAAGCAGGTATTCACAGTTGGGGCGTTCATCCCTGTATTCGTTTGCGTGGCCCGGTTCGCCGGGTCCGTCCATATCAACACCCCAAACACCTATCTTGTCAGGGTACTCAAATATAGCCAACCCCAGCATATAAGCTATGGAGGAATTGTAATAATCTCCCACGAGATTGGATACCACTTTAAGAGGGTATTCAATAGCATTAGGAATATCAGGGTAAGCCTGTTGCATATATAAAGGGACACCCAGTTCCCTCAATCTATCCTCATATCCCGGCTGGTAGAATGAAGGAGTCGCCTCCCTTATACACTCTAAGGGGTGTATATCAAACAGCCTATCGAAGTAAGGATACCTTTCGTTATCCCACGGCAATCCCCATACTTCCCAATCAGGGTCTTCATAGGGTGCATCATCATGAGTTGATGGCGCAAGTCCTACAACAGCAATTTGTCTCATCTAGTCATTTCAGTAATATAGACAGTTGCTACGCTTGCTCCAGTAATCGCTGAACCCATATTGCCTCCTTCTACACGGAACAAGTAAGGTGTACCAGCTGCGATGTAAGTTGAGGCTGTTGTGGCGGGACGATCTGGATCAAAGGCAACGAAACAACCAGCAGTTGCGGTTACCATAACTGTCTGTGTTTGCGCTCCAAATGCAGATGTTGCGACCGCGCCACTGGTTGTAGTTGCGGATAATGTATGAGTCGTTCTGGGTCTCAAAATGTTACTTAGGTCAATCATATCTTTTACCTTATAGGTTGGTTGGGGCTACTCTGAAATACTTATAATCGGGGTCATTAAGGTAAGCAGCCAAAAGTTTGGTGTCCTTTGCAACAGCCCCATTGGAGTCCTGCATCCACTTCTCCCATACCGTAATAGGAATAGATGCGGTATGATGCCATTCTCCCCTCTTACCAAGAGACAGTTTATCTCCGTATGCGTTATACTTCGCCTTATTCTCGTTAAGAATTTGTTCAGCGTTCTGTGTAGTTTTGAAATTAAACGAATCATCCGTTGAATCAAACTGTATTTCAGTGCGGCGAACAGGGTCGTTATCAATAATATGCTTAGACATAACCCATGTTCCCCACTTTAGGAGCGCCATCGGCAGGATCAGCGTCGATGTAAGCCTTTCTTAACCATCCAGCTGCATCCGTCGGGTCTTTCGATTTCGAGGCTTTAGGGGGAGCTTTCTTCCCCTTTATTATCATCTTATTAACGGCAGTTTCAATGTCTTTATCTTTCATAAAAAGTTAGGGGTGGGTTGCCCCACCCCTTCCTGATTTAACTTACTGATGCAAGAATAGCACTTGCTTTTTCGTTTTTAGAAACCAAACCGTACTCACCAAGAAGCATCTGCTTAGTGGAGTCACCTGTTTTTGCGAGGTTAACAGTCTGGAATGGTCGGAGCCATGCAACGCCCCAGTAAGACATATCTAAAAAGAAAACGTTAGCAGCAACTGAGCTGGGTCCATCTGCGGCTAGATTCCTATCTGGGATTATTTTGAAAGTCCCAAAATCGGAAACGTAGACATCCACAGCTGCAACAGCTGTTGCAGGGCCTTTACCAGATACGTTGTTACGAGGCGGAATACCTAGCGATACCGAACCTGAACCTACTGACGCTAATGTAGAGATCGTCTGCTTTACAACAGACGGTACTAGCATTATGTCTGGCTGGCCACCAGCATCGTAAGCTTCCTTGATGGTTGCTTTGATATTGGCTTCCGTACAAGCAGCAGTTGATGTGTTGTTGACCATAGCTGTACCACCAGTCGCCCCTGCTGTAGGGGAGCCACCAGAACCACCTGCTACATGAGCAGTATTGATCCAGGCTGGTATACCTGCGGTCTGCCTGCCTGCAGTAGCATTACCGGCTGAGTATATGATGTTCTGAGTGAGCATGACTTCCATGTCCCTCTTCATACGTTTGCCGAGTTTAGCTAACATGTAGGCTTGGTGTTTGCCGTGACCCGCATAATCGACAGCATCGTCGGTTCCTGAGGTCTGAGCAATGTAACGACTGATCTGAGTGTAGTTATAAAGTCTCGTTGGAAGCACTCTTGCCGTAGCATCAGGTGAATCATCGCCTTCTAAATGACGATTATTTGCACCTGCTGTTATCGTATCTACCTGCCACTCAAATTTCGTGTTATCAGCACTCATTTTCGCCGCACCAGATAGGAAAGGAGTATCCATTGGAGCAATATTATAAATAACGTCAGACAAGTCTTCACGAATCGCCACTGAACTATAAGTTAGTGACGTATTTGTAGCGATTGCCATTTATTGTTCTCCTAATTAGGATTTAAACATGTCTTCCAATAAAGCAGCCGCATCATCGACGTGGCCTGTTTCTTGGAGACGCTTCATTGATTTCGCACGTGAAGACTTATTTTTACTCTGTTTTGACTGAGGGGAACCAGCTCTTACAACCCTCGGCTTGTTTCTGACCTTTTTGGCCCTTGGATTGGCCGTCTTTTGTTTGTCGTACTCCATAGCTTTATACAAGACAACGAATGCCCTGTGGTCGTTAAGCATATCCAGCTCATCATTGGAAAAATCATTTTTTACAGCATAATCCCTCAACTCTGAGGCTATTTTCTGCCTTTTTTCCTGATCTCCCCATGCCGGGAGTTTTTCAATAAGCTTCCCCTGTTCCTCACGAACAGTCTCGGCAAATTGAACTTTGTGCTCCTGCTCGGCTTTCGCCATAGCTTCGGCCTGTGTTTTTTTCGCAGTTTCGATTTTGTCCATAAAATCACGCTGCTCTTCCTTCTTAGTCATGTACTCAATAGGATCGAGCTGCCGGAGTTCATCCCAATTAATCGTATTGAACTGCTGCATAGAGTTAGTCATACCTTCAACGTAATGATTGATGGCATTCACGTACTGCGCTCTTTCTTCCTGAATCTTGTTGATTTCGGTCTCTACCTTGTTGCGGTAGCCCTCCATCTCCTTTCGTTGTTCAGAAACTTCTTGCGTTTTTTTAGTATAGTCTGATTGTCTTGAATAACCCTTCATAAGCTCGTCAAGGGTAACTTCGTGTTCTTCGCCGCCAACATTCACGGCATATACAAGTTCCTCTCCCTCTTCTTCACGGTTCTCAGACCCTTCCTCAGAATCTTCTTCAGACTCCTCGGAATCCTCTTCCAATGATTCGTCTTGAGTTTCCTCAGTGGACTCTTCCTCTTCTGTAGGTTGTTCTTCTTCAGTTTCTGGAGTTTCCTTTTCAGGTTCCATCATCTTCAAAAGAGCTTCTTGCGCCTCTAATACACTACCGTCCAGCGCGTTTATATCTACTTCTGTTGCTTGCGGGGCTTCTTGCGTATCCGCCATGATAAAATCCTCTTAGATAAATGGGTGTTGCTTTTCCAGTATCTTAGCCATGTGTCCAGTTTCAACTATGGATTCCACATGACCACGCACCTTGTCAAGCAGTCTTATCGCCAGCCAGAGTGACTCTCTGGCCTCGGATTCATTAGAACCGCTGTTATGCCAGCGTTCCATCAAATCTGTTTTTAGTGTGTCAAAAGCCTCATTAAAAAGCTCATCGTTGAGGAGGCGTTTAGCATGCTCCTCTCTTCTTTGGTCCGTCATGCTGTTCTAGTCTTCCTCTTTTTTCTCAGCCTTGCGAGCCGTTCAGCCTTTTTTATTTCCTCATCTAACGCTGACATATTTAGGTCATAAGGAGAGTAAGGTCGCATTTTAGGCTTCGTTTTAGTTCCCTTATACCCGTACTTTGGTCTTATTCCAGATGGTTTACCAACAGTCTTAATTCCTGTTGAACCGTGACGAGATCCAATACCGGGACCAATATGAAAAACATCAACCATTAGACGTAACGCTTCCTTCCTCCACCTCTCTTGGGTTTCGGTTTTCCCTTCCTAGAGGCTACGTTAAATGTCTTGGCCCAATCCTCCGCCGCTTTTTTAGTCTTAAATAGACGAGTCTTGCCTCCGTATATCGCTTGATATCCGTTCGCTACCTTTGTAACTGCCATTACGTATCTCCTATAGCCACTGGCCTTTTCTGTTCGGCCTCTAGTTTAAGCTCTGCCACCTTGAGCTGCGTTTCTACCTGTAAAGCTGCTTGATCTAACTGTAGTTTCTGAGCCTTTAACTGAAGTTCTCCCATCTTTATCTCAACCTCTTTCTGCTTGATCTGAGACTCAAGTGCTATTGCCTGTTCGCCAGCGTTTGGCCCTTGCTGCTGTTGTGATGGGTCGGTTAAAAAGTCCTGTACGTTGGCAAAACCCATATTCTTAATAACCTGCGCCGCTATGTTGTACAAATTCTGCTCATTTACAATACCAAGACCCCCACTAAGAGCCTGTGTTGCGAACTGTATGAGTTGCGACAGATGCATTAGTTGCTGGTCCCTATTCCCGTGTCCAAGGCCAACAGCGACCGTACAGTCGTATTTATCGCGCCACGTGGATGGGTTAACCGGTATCCACGTACCTCTAATGCCGATAACTGTGTCTGCATCTTGGTTTTTCTGGAGAAGCTCATAGATAGTAGACATAAGCTCCTTGACTCCGGTTTCCGCGAAGTTCCGGGCTATCAGCTCAACCCTAGCCTGTGCCGCAGTCATTACCTGTGCAACGGCTGTGGCCGTTGTGTGGGACGTCAGGGCGTTGTCATTCAATCCCTGAGTGTTCTTCGATACACCAGACCTGCTCTCCCTTACACCGTCCAAATACTCAAGCATCTGGAAAGAATAAGGCTCAAGGGAGGGAGTAGCCAAAGGGGTGACTGCGTTGGGAGATTTAACCCTGACCACACCACCGGGTCTTTGGGTTAGGAGGTCATCAAGATTGGCCTGTCCCTCCATGACAGCATAGCGACCAAAGTTCTGGTTATACATATTGTCCATCAGGTTACGCATCAGCGTACTCTTGATGAGCTGGAGCGATTCAACCTGATCTGCTACAGATAAACCAAAGAATTTGTGAGGTATCCTTATGGGACAGATCGATATAAACGGGATTGAATCTATAGGCTCGTTGGCTAAAACGGTGCTGCCTATAGTGCAAACTTTTCTGAGTTCTGCAATACCATCACCATCGTAATCTGTTTTTACGAAATTCTCATGCAGCCAATATTCACGCAGAGACTCCTCTGTCCCACCAACACCCCAGTTGCCCACATCAGCGTTCGAGGAAAGGTCAAAGGCGTATCTGGCCTGTCGCTCGGCATTGTATAAAACATCTTCACCCGAACCCAATTCATCCGGGTCAGGGTCGTAACCCATTTCCCTCAATTCTGAGAGGGTCTTCCTCACCCGATGACAGACGAAACGAGCGTCCTGTATGGTTTTAGCTTCCCGGTTAATTAGGAACTCAGAGGGAGGAACATTTTCAATCTTAATCGAACCTTTTGAATTAAGTCGTTTTATTACGATATCATGGTAGGTTATGCTGGTGTATTCCCCAGTCACCTCGTCGGCGTCGGATGAGATGTACGGAGAATGCTCAATGACCTCAACATCCTCTTCGTTTATCAGGGCATCCAGTTCTATCTCGGTAAGCCCTTTATACTCCTCGCGGTTCCAAACATCTTCCTCATTCCACCATACTTTGACGATTCCGTTCTTACTCAGGAGTGCGTCTGTAAACCAATTATAAAGTATCTCCCATCCAGGGTTTAATTTAGTGAATACATAGTTTACATAATCTGTGGCTTGTTTAGCCATCTCAACATCTTCGGGTCCGACAGGATTGAACTTAACCATGTCATCACCAGAAGCAAACACTCTCATTAAAGAGGGTTTAATCCATTCTATTGTATCCTGAACTGTGGAATCCACAAACTGAGATCTGCCATCGACTTCATTGCCAAAGGGGAGTCCATAGTAGTACTCCATAGCTCTCTCGCGTTGCTTGGATAGCTCGTCTCCATAGCCTAGAGAGTCAGTAATCTCAGACTGTATTCGTCCTACAAGTTCTTCTTCTGTTACTTTAGGCATAAGCTACCTGTCTCGGTTGTTCTGTCTGTGCAAATGTGGGAATTCCCTGTTTCTTAAAGAATTCCATAAGTATCTTTTTGACCTCTGGGTCTCCTATTGGAATCCTCATCATAATTACGCCACC